TTCTTCCTAACAGCAATGAAGGAAGGTGGAATTAATGCATCAGAAGGCGCTAACGCACTTAAGTCTGGTCTTGCATCTCTTATCAATCCATCAGAAAAAGCAAGCAAGATGCTCGCTGGTCTTGGCGTTAACATTAAGGGAATTGTTGAAGCCAACAAGGGAGATATTAAGGGTACTGTAGTAGGTTTTGCACAAGCATTAGATACACTTGACCCACTTAACCGTGCACGAGCAATTGAGCAACTATTTGGAAAGTTCCAGTTCTCAAGACTTTCTACACTATTTCAAAACGTAACAGCCCAGGGCACACAGGCAAATAGAGTACTTCAACTTACACAGGCAACAACAGAAGAACTGGCAATCCTTTCACAACGAGAATTAGATAAGATACAAAACACAACAACATACAAATTTAAAAAATCAATGGAAGATCTTAAGGTTGCTCTTGCTCCAGTTGGAGAGCAGTTCCTAAAAGCCCTAACACCTATCGTAGAGTTTGTTGGAAAAATTCTTGACAAGTTCAATAATCTTGGAGATGGAACTAAAAAGTTTATAACCTTGCTAACTGTTGGAGTTGCAGGAATTGGTCCAATTCTTTTGATGTCGTTTGGTTTGATAGCAAATGCTGCTGCAAATATAATTAAATTGTTTGCAGGCATTAAATCAATGTATAACCGAACTGGGAGTACAAGCAAAGTCTTAGGAGAACAGACAAACTATTTAACTAAAGAGCAACTAGAGGCATCTGCTGTTGCAGCATCACTTGATCAGGTACATCAAAAACTTCAGCAAACATTTACATCTGAAGCAACTGCAGTAAATAGTTTAGCAAATGCATATAAGAGAGCAATTGCTGCACAACTAGGATTTACTGGACCAGCAGGCGGTGGGCCAAGAAGAGGCGCAGGATTAAAGAAGTATTCAACTGGAACTACTCAGGTACCAGGCACAGGCAATCAAGATACAGTACCAACAATGCTTACACCTGGAGAGGCAGTTATTCCAGCAAAGGCAGCACAGGACCCAGCAAACAGACCAATGATCGCACAACTAGTTGCGGGGAAAAAGGTTCAAGGATTTAATACTGGAACTACTGGAGTAGATACTGCAGTAAAGACAAACATAACTCACGTTGGTGGCAAGAGTGAACAGAAACTAATTTCAGATATAATAAGAGATAACCCATTTATGTCTGAAGATCAAAAGGGCAAACTTAGAGCAATTGAAGCAGTTTTAAAATCACAGGGTCTTCCAGCAACAACAGCAACACTTCATAAACTTGCATTTACTTTCCCAGAGCATTTAAACAAATCAATGACCTCTCTTGCAGGAGTAGATCCAAAAACATTTATAGCAGAGTGGGAAAGACTAGGACCAGGAAAGTGGAGTCCTTCTAAAATTCCTGCAGCACAGGCAGAAGCCATGGATCGTGCAATGATTGAAATGATTAAAAAAGATTTTGCAGATGGAAAGATAAAAGGTGTAAATGATAATTTAGTGCGTGATATCTTTACAAAGAGAATTCCTGCAGAACGTCCAGACATTGCTTCAAGCACTACATATAAAGATGCACAAAAGTTATATCAGACATCTACAAAGTTCTTGCTTGGTAAAGGCCTTGGAACTACACCAGAAGAAAGTAGAAAGATTCTTCAAGAGGCAGTAAACAAGGGGCTTATAAAAGAATTTTCTATTGTTGAAAGAAAGAGCAAGAGTGGTGTTGTAAAAACTGGATCATCAACTATAACATTAAATGACGGAACATTAGTAAACATGAACAGACTTGGGTCTGGTCATCGTGTGTCAATAAGCCAAGATGAGGACTCTAAGCGTAGAAGTGATGAAGCAGCCAAGAGAGCAGCAGATCCAAGCCAGGCAAAAAATAGAAAGATTTTAACAGATATTGCAAAAGAAGCAGCAAAAACAAAGTCTGGCAAGTTAAAGCCAACAAACTTTGGTAAGCAGATATCGCCTACAACTGGATTCAGTTTCCCAGTCAGTGGTTTAGGAGGTCTGTATGAAAAGCCAGATGGATCAAGAGTATTTGTTAAACCAATGCTTGATGAGAAGGGTGCTCTTGCAGAACAAAGAGCAACCAAGATTGCTCGTGACGCACATGGACTGAATGCACCAAATCAAACTGTAGCAACTATGATTGATCCAACCGACCCAAGTGGTAAGAGAAAGATTATTGTTTTAGAGTCTCCATATGATCCAGCATTTGATCCTACAAAGATGAGCAAAGACTTTACAAAGAAAGAATATTTTAAGCAACTCGTCGCAGCAAATCTTCGTATAGATAAAGATCTTAAAGCAGGAAATCTTGGAGGCAGCGTTCTTGCAGATGTTGGCGCTGCTGGAGTATTTGATAAGGCATCTGGAAAGAGAGACTTTGTTAAAAACCTTCCATCAATGGAAGAGATGGCAAAGATAAATCTAAGTGGAGTAAAGGGAGATTCAGCAGCACGGTCACCGTTCTGGTTTGGAAATGCAACTGCAGATATTGCAAAGAGCATGACTGCAGATGAGTACCACAGATCAATGAATGCAGAGATTGACAGAGTTCTTCCTAAACTAGAAAAAACTTTGGCAACAATGGATTTGACTCCTGAAGAAAGACCTTACTACCAAGCAATGGTTGATAGACTTAAAGAAGGAAGAAAGGTTAATTGGAGAAACCTACATAAACTTCATACATCTATTTTAGTTAAGCCAGACGAAGTTCTTGAAGACAAAAAGACTGGAAAACTAACAAAGCCAAAAACAACTCCTAAGCCAGCAGGCGCTAAATCAACTGGTGGACCAAAAGACACTAGAATGGCAGATAAGCCAAAAAAGAACCAGAGAGTTGTTCAAGGTCCTAAGCGAGTTGGCAAAACTATTATGCCTGGTTTTGCAGATGCCCCAGAATCAATAGCATCAACTTCATCAGCAATTGTTGCTGGAGCAAAAGGATCTCTCGCTGAAGCAAAAGCAGTTGGTGCAAATATTGGAACAACACTTTCTCAGTCAGCAGCAGCAGCATCTAGAACAATGCTTTACGGTACTGGCCCAGTAGATGCCGAAGCAAAATCTCTTCGTCGTCAATTAGAAAAGCGCCAACGTGCTCAAGCAAAAACACAGGCAAAAGCAGCAGCATCAAGAACTGCTCTTTATGGCACGGGACCTGTAGATGCAAATGCAAAGTCTATGAGACGTAATGCAGAAAAAGAACTTAAGAGAAGCAAGTTAGCAGAAAAGGTAGCATACCAGCAATCTGTTATTGATGCCAGAGCAGCAGAAGAAGCAAAAAAGAGAACCCCTCTAGGAAGAGTAAAAACATTTGTTGAAAAGCGAGAAGCAAAAAGACAAGCAAGAATAGATGCAGGAAAGCGCCCAGGTATGGGTGCAGCAGGGGCAGTTGGTCTAGCATCTGGTGTAGCAATGATGGGCTCCATGGCTCCAGGAAAAGTTGGAGAGATTTCTCAAAAGGTTATGATGCCATTAATGGGCTTGTCCATGATTCTCCCAATGCTCAATAGCAAGGTGGGGGCAGTCGCAGTAGGAATTACAGCAACAATTGGTGCCATGGTTGCTTTAAGAATGGCTTTTGATAAAGCAGCAAATAAAGTTTTGGAAGAAAACGAAAAGTTTAGAGGTTCAACTTCTGCAATCAACTCAATTGCTAAGTTTAGCGGTAAAGTAACAGCAACAGAGCAAATGGACTTAAGAAGAAAAAATTCATTCTCCATGCTTGGACCAGCAACAGGCAAAACAACATATGGAGAAGCATTTATTCAAACAGCAGAAGGCAAAGATTTAACGAAGAGAATTTCAGAACAAAATGCTGCTGGCAAGGGTAGCCAAGCAGCAAAGGATCTGGGTGGGCAATTAACTGCATCGATAATGTCTGGTGCAATGGATATGAATCAAGCAAAGAGTTTAGCAATGAATGCTGCTAGACAGGCTGGAGATATGTCTATAGGTATTAAGGTAATTGCTCAGATGGAGTCTATCCTTGGTCCAAATGGAGAAAGACTTGATAAAGAGCCTCTACAGGTTAGAATGGATATGATCGCTCAAAATTCTAAAAACATGCAAACAAGTATGAACAATGTCAAGAATGCTAATCCAATAACAAAACTTGCTGGACAAAAAAATGTCCAGATTGCTGGTATCGGAGCATCGGCTGCAGGTGGTGCAGCGGTAGGGGCAACAATAGGTGCAGCACTAGGTTCTGTAGTTCCTGTTCTTGGAAATGCGGTTGGAGCAATTATTGGTGGAGGTATTGGCGCAGCAGCAGGAGCAATTGGTGGATATTTTGCTTCAAAGAAGTTTGCAGCCCAAGCAGGTGCTTTGGGCGCAGCAGCAGCGGTAGACTCCAAGATAGCACTAGAACAAAATAAGCAAATGCTAGATTCATTTGATATGTATTATCAAAAGAAAATTGAAGAATTAAGACTGCAAGGCAAAGTAAATGAAGCCAACGCCATGCAAAACAAATACATAAAAGAAAGAGATAAGTTAACTACTGCCCAAGGACAACTGCAAGGAGATATTGTTTCTCAATATAATAATGCTGGAGGGCTTCAAGAAGCAATGATGAGCGGAATGAAGAAGGCAACAACTGCAAGATATAAAAATGATCCGAACCAGTTGGCATATGTTGATGTTGTTAATCAGCAAGCAGCAGATCTTCAGAAAAATGGATTAATTGACAGTGGTCAAGAATTTTTAATTCAAGCAAAGATGGCAAGTGGTGATGTCCCACCTGCAGTATTTAGAAGTCTTTTGCAGTTAGCAACAGACAATAAAGATATTGCTCCAAAGATGATGAACATTATTACTAAGTTTAGCGGAGCAACTTCTGAATCTATTGGAGTTGCAGCACAAAATATTCTTGGTGCAGACAAGGTTGTTAATAAAAAGGTTCAAACTGAGTTTATTACAAGAGTTGAAGCATTTGAAAAAGACTCAGATGCACTTGATTTTACAAAGAACATGATTAAACTAAATAATCTTAATGCTGTAATTCCATCAGATGTGATGGTAAGTTACTATACAGACCCAAAAAATCAAGAGGCTTATGACAAGTTAAATACAATGCTTGATAGTATTGAAGGAGAAAAGAATTTAACTGCAGATATTGTTTATAATATTATTCCAAATGTTGAGGGAACTGCTGCGTTTGATGAGGCATATTTTAATACTCTTGAAGAAGATCAACAAAAGGTTTATTCCACAACAATTACTTCTTTAATAAATCTTCCAGAGCCACAAATTCTTGAGAGTGAAGACTTCAAGGCCTGGCGTAAAGAAACTGGCCCAATGGGTGGAGCCGATGTAAAGGGCAGCAAATCATTTATTGTACAAAAGTATATAGAGGCTCAGGGACGTAAGGCTGTTAAAGATGGCGTACAGATAGATACTGCAGCACCAACAGGCGATGGCGGTGGCGGTGGTGCAACTAAGGTTGAGTCTTCACCACTGGATGATCTAGTAAAGAAACTTAGGGATGTAAGAAAGAACCAGATTAAGGTCACAGAAGGCTGGAATGCCTCACGGAAGGCTTTAGATGGTCTATTTGGTGGCAGCAAGACCATCGATGTATTTAGCGGTATAGAGAACGATATTAGAAAGTTGGGCGGTAGCCAGGACTTTATTGAACTAATTGTTGGCATGGATCCAAAGGAATATGAAAAGAGAAAGAATTCACTGTTCAAGTTTGACAATAAGGGAAACATTATTGGTCTTAAGAGAGATGCTAAAAATATCCAAGAGGCTATGAATTCAATTGCTATGGGTGACTGGAACTCAAGTATGGAGGCAGAGACTAAGGCACTTGAGGACCAAGGCAAAGCATTTAACAGAATATCAGCACTTGGTGTGCCAGTAGCAAATGCATATGATTTGATAACCGATAAGACTATTGCTCAAGCAATTGCCAATGGTGTAAATGATAAAACACTTAAGACATTGATTAATAGATATAAAGGTTTGACAGCAGCACAAGAAAAAGCAGCAGCAATTCAGGCAACAAAAACAGACATTGCTCAATTTAAAAAAGATAGAATTCAAGAAGATAGAATTAGAACTAAGTATAGTTCAGAAACTGCTTTTGCAATTAATTCTGATGAAAACTTAAGATCAATGGAAAGCGCTGTTGCTGCTCAGCAAGCAAAGGTTGATAGCCTAATTAAAAGAGGTGCAACTAGGGCAGAAATTAATTCTGCTCAGGGAGAATTGAACAGCATGGTAACTGATTTTAATGAAAGACTAAATCAGTTAAAGAGCACTATTGGCTTTATGCAAGACATGTTTGACGAGGGCTTTGGTAATGCTATGGAGGCTTTTGATGTCCAAGAAACTGCTCTTCAAATAAAGTTTAATTTGGATACAAAGGAAAGCAGTAAAATAATTGAAGCAGCACAAAATACAATCGCTGGTATTCAATATAAGATTGACGATAAAGAAGCATCTCTTAAGGCTATTGAAGATCAAGAGCAAAAGATTAATGAAAAGTATGATGAAAGAATTAGGGCTTTAGATGAAGTAGAAAAAGCCAATGCCGCAATTGCTAATCAGCAAAGAGGGCAACTAACTCTTGCTGAGGCTCTAACATCTGGAGATATTGCTGCAGCAGCCAAGGCAGCACAAGATATGAGAGCACAACAGGCTGCTGACGCTGTAACAAAGCAAAAGGATGCAGTAGAGCAGTCTAGACAATATGAACTTAACTCTGTTAAAGCATATGATCCTGTAACAAAATCTTATAGAACTAGGAAAGAACTTGAAGCAGACATCAAGAGTCTTCAGGATGAGATTTTTGAACTAGAAGAAAAGAAGATCGAGCCAGCACAAGAATTTATTCGCATAAAACAAATCCAACTAGATAAGGATGTTGAAAATCTAACTGTGCTTGGAAAGACAAGAGATGCCTGGGAAGCAATTAAGAATCAGGTAGATCTTGCCATGATAAATAGCAAGAAGTTCATCGAGTCAATGCAACTTGGTCTAAATGCCAAGGATAACTTAATAAATGCTTATAACAATCAGCAAGCAAGTGGAAATGATCCAGTTGTTACTTCTGCATATTCTTCAACTGACCCAGCAATTGTTGCAGCAACAACAGCAGCAGCACCTGCAGCAGCAGCAACAACAAATGCAACTACTACAACAACTGGTACAACAACTGAAACTGCAAAGAGTGACTCAGCAGCCAAGGCAGCATCAAATAAGGCAGCAACAGATTATGCAGTCGCATTGGCAAAGGGATGGAATGAGTCAGCAGCCATCGCTGCAGCAAAGGTTCTTCCAAGCGTATTAGCCTCTGCAGAAAGCGGAGCAATCGGAGCAGCATCAATCGCAGCACAACTAAAAGCAGCAAGAGATGCCGAAGCAGCCGCTGCAGAAAAAGCAAAAGTCGGTTCAGCATTAACAGCAATGCAGGCCTTAAAAAATGCTGAAGCAAAGCAAGCAGCAATCGACGCATACCTTACAAGAAGAACTGGTGGGCTGTCTACTGGAGGACTTGTCCCTAAGTACTTTGCAGTTGGCGGATTTGCAAAGGGAACAGATACGGTACCAGCAATGCTAACTCCAGGAGAGTTTGTAATGAGCAAGTATGCGGTAGACTCGTACGGTGTAGATAATCTAAAGAAGATTAATAATGGAGATGTCCCTGGCGGAGCAGTGTATAATAATACATATACATTAACTGTTAACGCAAAGACAGACGCTAATCCAAATGAAATTGCACAGGCAGTAATGGCAACAATTAAGCAAGTAGACGATAGAAGAATCAGGGGGATTGGCATAAATGGCAGATGAAGTTGACCCAAGATATACCTATATGCAGAGTCGTAAAAAGTACAATAGACCTAGCGGTATGCTATGGTCTGAAAACTCTGGAACCCTGATAAATGGTTTGTATATACCATATGGGCTAGAAGTTGGCGCCGATATAACTGCAGTTGATGACCCAAGCCTTATAGATCAATTTTTAATGCTTACCGATGACAATAGGTCACCACTTGATTTTTCAGATGAGCGTATTGAAAAACGGGAAAGAATGATAAATGGCCGTATGAGGTCATATCATATTGCAGACAAGATGAAACTTAGCACTAGTTGGAGCATGATTCCGTCAAGGTCGCACTCTGATGTTCCTAACTTTAATCCAGAGACTGGACAATCTTTAGCAAAATCCTACACAACCGATGGCGGTGCTGGTGGTGCAGATATGCTTGAGTGGTATGACTCACACAAAGGTTCTTTTTGGGTTTTCCTTGCATATGATAGAAAAGGAATATTTAAAGGTAAAGAAGATCCATACGATCATCTTTCTCAGTATAACCAACTAGTAGAAATGTTTATTTCTAGTTTTACATATTCCGTAGAAAAAAGAGGCACTAATTTTGATTACTGGAATGTCTCAGTTACTTTGGAAGAAGTATAATGTTTGAGGATAAAGATCTACAAAATTTCTTAGAAACATCTTCAACAATAAGAAATAAATCAGTTATAACTGCAGAGTGGAATATGAATATTCCTACTAATATTAAGCAAATAGGAAACTATAGGTATCGACCAACCCAAACAGGATCTGTGTATGCTTCTTTGCCAACAAGTTTTGATATTAATGATGCTGGAAACTTTTATACTGGAGCAACAGATGCAGATGTTCTGGTAGATGGGCTTTTTGATAATGATGATACTCCAACTACCCTTTTAAATAAAAAAGAAAAACTTCAAACTTTGTATTCTTTAGAAGATTGTTTTACACAGTTTAGACCAAGGTCTGGAATTAACAAGGCGGTATTCTTTGAAAATGGAAAACTGCACCACCCTAATCTTGTGATGGCAGATAGACCTAGATACTATATGCCAGACAAAAATGATAAGTTTAAATACTGGACATCGTATAGAACTGAGTCTGGACAAGAATATGGAATTGCTTCAAAAGTTCGTGGATCGCAATACTCTATAGAAGATGCTGCACCATTTGTTGTTTATAAAGAAAAAATTCCAACCAATAGGGTTGTAGTTAAGATGCAAACTCATACTGGAACAGAAAACCTAGGACCGTTTTCTTCTTCTTCTGGCTCTTATCCTGACCCATTTTATGGAGAATTAAATCAAAAGACTCCTAGCAAGTGGAAGATTCAGTTCCTTAAGGATGGCAACTGGGAGAATATAATTTCATTTGATCCAGCAGTAAAAAGAAGAGATGGGTCTTCAGTTATTAAAAGTGATGGATATGTAGAGATTGCATATGGATTAATTGTTCCAGATGAGTGGCGTGATACTTTTGTATTTGCAGAAACATACACAAGCGCTGATTTGCTTCCTGAGCAGTCTGTAGTCGGATATGCCTATCTTATTAAATTAAACGATAAAGATTTGGGGACTTTCCATATTTGGAGTGGATCAGAGTATGTTGTATTGACACCAAAATATGGGTGGTACATACAAGATGAAACAGTTGATAGATTGACAAACTTTGTGACAGATGCAACCTCTCTAGATGTTTTCATTAAATCTCTTGATGGAAAGTTGCAGTTTAGAGAGTTTGAATACATTAGTGGCATTAGAATTGTTGTTGACACTATGAATGCAAAAGACTCAACTTTTGATCTAATTGAGATTTCTCCAAGACTTGTTCTAAATGTTTCTGATAAAACATTAGACTACTCTATAAATAAGAGTGCATCAGACTTAGGAGTTTCGGGTTTACCAGTTGGTCAACTTATTGCCTCTAATGGAAGCATAAATATTTTTGATCATGATCAAGCATTTAATCCTAATAATCCAAATAGTATTATTTCTAAATACATTGCAAGACATATACAGTTTAAGTTTTATGAAGTAATTGTTGATGTAGATGGATGGGATTACTATGTTCCAATTAAAACTTTATACTCTGACTCATTCCCAAAGCAAGACTTAATGACAAAGCGTGTGTCTTTAAACCTAAGAGATTTATACTGGTATCTAGAATCAATTACTGCTCCAGAGATTTTAATGACAGAGGTATCCGTTAGTTCAGCAGTCTCACTGCTTTTAGATCATATTGGATTTTCTAATTATACATTTAAAAGAGTAGCAAATGAAAAAGAAATAGTTATTCCATACTTTTTTGTTGCACCAGAAAACAGTGTTGCTCAAGTGCTTCAGGATCTAGCAGTATCAACACAGACAGCAATGTTTTTTGATGAATACAACAACTTTGTTATGATGAGCAAAAACTATATAATGCCGTCAGAAAAAGAGAGACCAACAACATTTGCTCTAAAAGGCACTAAGGATTTTGTACAAGATGGTGAGATTAGAAATAAAACAAATAAGCCAAAACTGTCAAATGTAATTTCTGTTTCAACTCAAGAAAATTCGGTGTATAACGATGGATCAATTAACTATAGTACAAGATACATCCAAAGATCTATAGGCTCACTTAGACAGGCAAGCCTTGTTGACGATGAAAGATATTATACATACAAACCAGCACTACTTTGGGAGGTATCTGGAACTCAGAACACGAAGTCTATTAATAATGAAGTAGCAACACAGTCTGCATATGTGCTTAGTGCAATACCATTAAACTCAGACCTAACTGCAGATGTTCCCGTTGTTAAGAACAATATTCTAATTAATAATACTTTTAGCCTAGGTGAAGCAGCATACTGGATTACAAGATACAATGGCTACTTTTATTCACAAGGCGAGATCATAAAGTACGATGCTGTTCAATACAATGTTTCTGGGTTTGGAAATGTTTGGATAACATCTACAGAAGATTATCAAAACTATTTTGCCAAACTTCCTTTTAATGGAAAAATATATCCAACTGGTCTTGTCAGAATCTATGCTGAGCCAAAATATTTTGAAAAGGATGGTGTAGTAAAACTACAAAATGGAGACGTCCAGAAGCATGGCCGTGGTCAATTTGGAACCACCATAGTGGCTCATAGTGCTGGTATAGCAGACTACTGGAAGTCCGACGACAATGTAAAAGGTTGCTATATGTCATCAGAATATCTATTTCAAAAAGACTTAATCTTGCCAACAACAACTGTTTCATCTTCTGGCAAGTTAACAGATTCTGGAATATCGTCAGATGCTCTTTCAAGAACATCTTCTAGAAGTGGAATTATTAAAAACTTTATGTCAACTTCTTTCTTGGGAGAGATCAGTACATCAACAACCGTTCAAAGTGGAACCTTGCAGTCTTCCGCTCTTTCCCTTACTGGACCAAACTTTACTACAAAAGAAAAGCCACGTAACTTCATATCATATGTTCATAAATCTTTAGAAGACAATAAGTATAAACATTTTGGAACAAGAATGAGAATTATTGGTAAGATAGAAAATAATTCAGACAGAGGACAGACATCTAATGGCTCTGCAACATATTATGTTGTTAATGGAAGTACCCCAGATAAGAATATCAATATTTCTGGTGGGTCTGGAGGCCTTGCCTTTATGCTAAATTCTGCAACAAATGTTGGGTATTACTTTGAAATTGCAGCATTGGGAATAGGAAACTTATCTAAAGACGAGAGAGAAAGCGTTAGCAATGTTTTCTTTTATAAGATAAAGTCAGATAATGGAAAAGCCATTCCAGTAAAGTTGTGGGAAGGTCTTGGAGAAATTACTGTAGATGACGGAAAGTTTACTGGTCAAGCAAGAATCGTTGCTGAAGAAAACCCAACAGTTTATGATCTTGCTGTTGAGTATCAGGATATAGGTAAAACAAGAAGATTCTATTTATATCTAAATGGAAAATTAATTAAAACAGTTGATGATAAAGATCCACTACCGACCTATTCTGGAATTGGTTTATTTTCAAGAGGATCATCAAGAGTTATGTTTGAAAATGTTTATGCTTTATGCAATAACTATTCACAAAATACAACCTTCTCACTTGGCGCACCAGTTAACTCAGTTTTTGGAGACTCTGACATTGATGCAAATGAGTCATTCAGAAAATATGCTATTAGCGGTCTTATCCAGAACACTTATCTTTCTGGAATAGGAACATCAGAGGCACCAAAATATAATATATTTTTTGAAGAGTTTGGAAGCATAATGCGAGAGGCAGCAACATTTAATTTTAAATATGACAAGGCTTTCCCAGCACTGACTGCAAAGATATCACCTACATTTAATAAAATAAAAGGATATGTGGTTTCAGGATTTAGAGCGGGATCTTATGGTGCAGAGTTTATGATTTTTAACGCAACAGATACAGCAATAAGTTTAGATGAAACTACTGGAAATTATCTGAGAGTTCAGGGAGTAACCTTTACACAGCAGTCAGAAAATAGAATTACTGTAGATGACTATTTTAATAAAAACAGTTTAACATCAAATCCAGAATTTGTTGCAGATAAATTAATTTCAAATCCATATAAGTTTAAACAGGATTATCAAGATATTAAACTTAGTAGAATGACTTATGGCAAAAAAGATTTTTCTTTAAGCACTCCATATATTCAGTCTTACGATGAGGCAAATAGTTTAATGAAATGGCTTGTTGAAAAAATAACAAAACCAAGAAAATCTATAGGTGTAAAAATATTTGCTATACCAACATTACAGTTGGGGGATATCGTTACATTAGAGTACGAAGAAAATGGTATTAACATGGCTTCTGATCCATCAAGTAGATTTGTGATATATAATATAGATTATTCAAAGAGTTCAGATGGTCCAGAAATGACAGTATTTTTAAGTGAGGTAGTTTAATGACAACAGGGGCAACACCAAATCTTCCAGAACCAAAAACAATATTGGATAGCAATGCAGTAAAAATTGCAACGCCTGATCTTATTATAAAAGATGATGAAGTTATGTCTATTGACATAATGACAGACCTAATCTTTGAAGATATTGGTGGGCGAGAACTTGCAACAATCTCTAGACATGACCTGGTTAATGGACAAAAAATATTGTATACTCCAATCAAAAATCTAACAGATCTTTATTTACAGTACAACCCAAACAATATTTTAAGACTTCAGTCATCAGACTCGTACTTTAAATCTCTTTCTCTTTCTATCTTGGATCATCTTCCAGTATGTGGAAACGGTTATGACATATCACCAGTGTATCTTCCATCAGGGCAAGTGAATCCAGACAAAACAAAGTGGATAAAAACACCAAACTGTAAGTCAGTATACATAGATCCTATAACTGGAGACTTGGTAATTAATCTAGTTAATGTTAAAGATGGAGAGCAGGCAGAGGTTCAAATATTAACAAGTGGAGAGACCTTTAATGATACAATATATGATGGAGGAAGTTAATGATAACTAATACAGGTAAAAATATTTTAGCAAAGTACCTTGTGGGGCAAACACCGTCGTATGCATCCCACATAGCAGTTGGGTGTGGTCCAAAACCAATCGACGCAGATGGAAATCTAGGCGATTATTCAACTAAGACCTCTCTTGATTTTGAAATGTTCCGTGTTCCAATTATTTCTCGTGGATTTGTAGATGAGGGCGGAGTTTCAAAAGTTGTTTTAACAGCAGAACTTCCAACCCAAGAAAGATATGAAATTACAGAGGTAGGTGTATTTTCAGCAGCATCTAACCCCGCTGCTGGAGCATTTGATAGCAAAAGTATTTATTCTTTTTCAGAGTCAGAGTCGTGGAAGTATTCTTCTCAGGGTTCGGAGATTCCATCTATATATGAGCCGCTAGATGATCGTGTTGTCAAAATAATAAATGCAGTCTCCTCTCCTAGGACACCCTCTGGATCTACAGTGGTTTATACTACAGATGCAGATCACGGTCTTTCAATTGGAACAAAAATATCTATTTCTGGAATTACTCCAGTAGTGTTTAATCTTTCAGATGTTACAATTGCTACCGTACCATCTGCAAAATCTTTTACAATTACATCTTCTTCTAGTATCACAGGCACATTTGTTTCTTCTGGATACTTAATTAATGACGCCGACACAAATATTATTAACCAGGTTTATCCAGTATTTCAAACAAATGCAGATAATAAAATATTTACAAACTCAAATAGAGTTGATAGATATGAAAGATGCAGATTTTTGAATAACATTTTTGCAATTTCTGGAGATAATTCAACTATAACAATAAATAGTAGTGGAAATTTAATGGCAACTTCTGGATCAAACTTTATACAACTAACAAATGCCTCAGTTGATTTTACAAAAAATTCTCCAACAGATCAACTAAGACTTGCATTCTCGGTTGTCAATAAGGTTGGATCAGCAGTTACTCTTCCAAAATCTGTCAGAATAATTGTTGAGTTTTCAAACTCAGGAACCTTTAAGACTGGAAACTGGGCAACATTTGAGGCAATTCTAAATGACACCAGTAATGATTTTGCAAATAATAGATACTTTGTTGTTTCTAAGGAACTTCAGCAGTTGCAAAAGAGTACCACTTTTTCTTGGTCAGAAGTAAATACTGTAAGAATTTATGCTTCGGTAATAAAGGATGGTAGTACAACACCAACATCAGATTTTTATGTTTGTTTGGATGGGCTTAGACTTGAGAATGTTACATCTAATAATTCTGTGTATGGGTTAACAGGGTATTCGGTTATGAAAACTCCAGAAGCACAAACAATAATTAAGTCAGCAAATACAACCAACTATATTGAGTTTAGATTTGGTTTGGATGTGGCATAATGGCAGATGCAGGAATAAAAAATATTATTGTAAAAAAAGAACTACTAGGAAAGATAACATCAGAAAATGGAAGAGTGGCAAGATTTAGATTGGTATCAGAGGATAAGAACAGAAAGTCTGCTTGGTCTCAGATATTTTTAGTTAACTCTGAAGCAATTCAGGTTTTGCCAGGAGATCTTAATGTTGTCGGAAACACAATACTTGTAAACTGGTCTAAAGGTTCTAGAACTTCTACTCAAGAAATGTATGATGTTTTTGCTTCATTTGACGGAGGAGAATATTCAAATGTTGGAATTGCTACTGGAACTAGTTATTCATTTTTAAAAAACGGTACATCTTCTGTAAGAGTGCTGGTACAGTTAGCATCTATAAACCCAGTAGTCAATCTTAATCTTAAGATTTATGACTCTGGAGTCAAGTCTCTGGTATAATTGTAGTATGGCTATTTTACCAGTACCAGAAAGAGGACAACCGCTAGATGTAACATACATCTATCAGATTGTTAAGGCTATTAATGATCTATCCACTCAGATATCGCCATCAACATACAAGTATGTGACTGTAGACACACCTTCATCTGGAAAGCAAAGCGTAAAGGCCTCAGAAGCCCGTATAATAGGTGGATACGTACAAGTTACAACAAGCACAACCCAGACAGCAGGATCATCTAAGCCATTTTCTTATCCATTTGGAACAGACTTTAAGTTTGCACCAGTAGTTACAGCAACACCAATTAATATTGGAAGCACAGATGCTGGAAAAGATGTCACGGTAACTATTAATAGTATATCAACCTCTCAAGTGGAGGGAACAGTTAAATTTAATACTGGTGGAGACACAAGTGTTGGTATTAACCTTATTATAGTTGGAATCCCTAACTAATGATGTCATGCAAAAAATGCAAAGGTAGAATGTTTGTAGATAGGCAATATACAGAGATTAATCATCTAGAAGTATATTGTATGAGTTGTGGGTTTAGAGTATTTTTTCATCCACCTAGTCACACTTTGGAGGGGCAATGGTTACTAAAAAGGGAACTATTGAGAGCGAAAAATACAATGAGTTACCTGTAATACCAGGAAACAAAAAAGTTTGGTTTCTTAATGGAGACCTAGTTAGAGTTCACCACCTTAATAAATCTAATGGGATTATGTCTGTTTATAATATAACTAAAGACAGAATTGAAAGTTGTTTAGTTAGTGATTTTAAAAACAAAAGAGAACGAGCCTACACTGTAGGCCAGACTGCTGATTTAGTTAATCGTCATAAAAAATATTTACCAGACTTGATGAAGCGTGGTGTTATTCCTTTCCCTACAGGATCTCAAAAGGGTGGGGCAAGAGGGTTTCAGGTAAGGTCGTACTACTCAGAATCGCAAGTAAGAGAGATTCGTGATATACTTGCTTCATACCATATTGGTAGACCAAGAAAAGACAAATTAATAACGAATGATATTACGCCTAGTAAGCAAGAGTTGACACGCAGAATGGGCGATGGTATACTTACTTATAGAAGAACTGAAGATGGGCGATTTGTTCCAATTTGGAATGAGTCTATTTAACGAAGGGTATAAAATGGAAAACGAAGACACAAAGGTATCTGTTACACTTGGATA